ATGGATTTCAGCGAATTCGACACAGCCACCTTGGGGGAAGCAGAGCGCGGTAACTTTGAACGACTGATAAAGAAGCTGCGCAGCAATGATAGATTATTAAAGGGTGAAAGGGACTTTCTTGCCGACCGGCTGGAAGGAAAAAAGAAGCTCAAGAAAGGGCCGAAACCAAAGATCAACCCTATGGATATCGAGGCATATCTGGCGTTTGCATGGCTTTGTGACCGTGAGGGTTGGCCAAAGGAGGCTGCTAATTTGCGTGTTGCGGAACTGCTTGGCGAAGATGAGTCATTCGTTAGGCGGAGGCGACGCAGAGCCAAGCCTGCTATTCCGTTGTTGGAGGCACTCGCAGCGTTGGGTGCGACTTCACAGACGGTAATGCCCCCTATGTTGTTGAGGAAAGAAGCGGGTCAGGGGACCGAAAAGGGCGTTAAATAACGTCCTGCGCTTTCTTTGGACCCCTCGGCAAATATGTGAACATTGGGAAGCACCTTGTAACTAACAGGTGCTTCAATGACACAAACTTATCTGACTGACATTCAGGTTGCGCAGCGCTACGGGATCGCGCGCCCGACCGTCTGGCGCTGGCATCGCGAGAAGCCGGACTTTCCCCGCGTTGTGCGTCTTTCCGGTCGCTGCGCCCGATGGAAGCTCTCCGACATCGAGGCTTGGGAATCCCAGCAAGCGGAGGTGGCGGCATGAGGTTCAAAGACTTTCCCCCGTCCGTGCAAGCCGAGCTCAAGTCCTATGGCAAGAAGGAAATGCAGTATCTCGCAATCGACGCGAGGCGCGAGGCGGATAACGACCGCTTGGCGGAACTCACGACCGACCCCGGCGAGGCGCTGAAATCGGCGTTCGACGTGCGAAGGAAGAAGTTGAGCCTTGAGGTCGATGACCCGCTCGACTTCATCGAAGGCGCGATTGAACTGACGCGCACGACCCTCGGACATGAGATGGACGAGGACATTGTCTACCGCTCGATGTGGGACATGCTGACGGCGGCAAGCGACGTGCTTCGCGAGTATCGCAACCGCGACCGCGAGGTGCAGGAGTGCCTACGGGCCGCGTGGCTAGGTGTGCGCGATGCGGAGGATGGCGCATGAGCTGGACTAGCGGCCTGAGTACCTCCGACCTGCTGGAACTGAAACCGAAAGGTCACTATCGCATCTGCGAAACCGAAGACGGTTTCCTTGTCACCATCAACATACCGGGAGAGCCGCCTGACAGGTTCATCTGCGCTTCTCGCGGCGCGGCAAACCAGCTTGCTATCCGTCTCTCTGACATGGGCCTCACCGGGCTTTGGGAGGCGTGATGATGGCTCAGGAAAAGCAAACCCCCGCTGCGGCTGTCACCGCGAGCGAGGGCCAATTCGACGCCACCCAACGTCAAGGCGACGATACCATTTCGGTGAAGACCAAGCAACAGCGATGGAGAGCGCGCAACCCGCGCGCCTACCTCGCTCACCTCACTGTGCAGAACGCGCTGAGGCTTGGCCTGATTGTGCGCCAACCTTGTGAGGAATGCGGCTCGGACAAGAGCGAGGCGCACCACGACGACTATTCTAATCCGCTCGCTGTGACGTGGCTCTGCCGCCGTCATCACCGCGCCCGGCATCGGAACCCCTGACAGAACCTCGCCCCTGCACCTTGGGCGAGGTGTGGGGGCGTTCATTCATCGGAGCAGACCGGACGCCGAGCCGGGCATATCCCTTCATCCGTCCTAGCCTTTGACCATTGAGCGAATTCAATGGGCTTAAGACGATCCGGGGGCATCACCCACCCCGAGCGGTACCGACTCCTACTGGGCCGCTCAGAGACGCGACATCTATAACCCACCGGCAGGGGCACATGCCCTGTTCATGGCGACATGTTCCGACCGGGGACCGCACCGACGCATAGCTGCAAAGGGCGGGGCAGGAGCAAAGCCTGCGGGGAAGCGGCTGGCCCACGATACGGGTATCGCGTGGAAACGGATCGAGGAAGCGTAGGGCCTTCCCCTGCATGCGGGGGGAAGGAGCGGGTGGGGGTAGTGTGTTTAAACGAATGGTGGTAATATAATACCCCAGCGCAATCAGGTGGACTTGCCTATGTTTTCATCGAATGCCTATTTATTGTGCATTCTGGTCCCAATGGTCCGGCTTTCCTCGGGGGGGCCTTTCGCGGGGCGGGGTGTTCCTTTCTCTCTCCTGAAAAAATCCGGGGAGGGCTGCTGATGGCGAGGGCATCGAAAGAGGCATCGGCGGCGCTGCGGTTCCTGCCCAAGCTGGTCGTCCCCGAGGGCCGCATGGCTGGACGGCGGTTGAAGCTGGCGAGCTATCAAAAGGACTTCGTTCGCGGCGCATTCTCGAAGGGCACGGCGGTCGGATTGCTTAGTGTGGGGCGCGGCTCAGCCAAGACGGCTATCTCGGCGGGCATCGCGTTGGGGCACCTGATGGGCGAGATCGCGCCCCAGCCCAAGCGCGAGATCATCTTCGCGGCCCGGAACCGGGACCAAGCCAAGATCGCGTTCGGCTTCTTGGTAGGCTTCATCGAAGGTTTGCCGGAGGAAGATCAGGAGCAATTCACGATCCGGCGCGGCTCCAAGCTGGAAGTCGAGACGGCGGAGAACGGCGGCGGTCTGGCGCGGGTGATCGCAGCGGACGGAAAGTCCATCCTCGGCGGTGCGCCCACACTGGCGATCCTCGATGAGCGGGCAGCATGGGAACGCGAGAAGGGCGACAACCTCGAAAACGCTATCTTGTCCGGTCTGGGCAAGCGTGACGGCCGGGCGCTGATTATCAGCACGTCGGCACCTGACGACGCGAACACCTTTTCCCGGTGGCTCGATGAGCCGCCGCCGGGGACGTATGTGCAGGAGCATCGCCCCGAACCGGGCTTGCCGCCGGATGATCTAGAAAGCCTGCTGATCGCCAACCCCGGCGCGCGCGAGGGCATCGGCTCCACGCCGGAATGGCTGGTAGCGCAGGCGCGGCGGGCGATTGCACGGGGCGGCTCTGCCCTGTCCAGCTTCCGTAACTTGAATAGGAATGAACGTGTCGCGTCCGATGATCGGTCGGTGCTGGTCACGGTTGATGAATGGCTGGCGGCCGAGGTGTCGCCCGACGACCTGCCCGAACGCGAAGGGCCAGTGATCCTTGGCGTTGACCTGGGCGGTTCGCGGTCCATGAGCGCGGCGGCGCTGTTCTGGCCCGAGACAGGACGGCTCGAATGTGTGGGTGCCTTTCCGACGAAACCCGGCCTTGCGGATCGTGGCGCGGCTGACGGTGTATCGAGCCGCTACGTCGAGATGAACGAGCGCGGCGAACTGGTGACGATGGGTGAGACCACAGTGCCGGTGGATCGCTTCCTTGCCGATGTGGCGGAACGTCTCGACGGGCAAACCCCGGCGGCAATCGTGGGCGACCGCTTCCGTCATGCGGAGTTTATCGAAGCGCTGCGCGGTGCCGCGCTGGATCGCGTTCCCTGTGTCTGGCGCGGGATGGGATGGAAAGACGGCAGCGAGGATGTGGAGAGGTTCCGGCGGGCGCTCTTTGAACAGCGGGTGCAAACGGTGCCGTCTCTGCTGCTGCGCTCTGCCTTCGCGGACGCGATCACGCTGGTGGATCCGGCAGGCAATCACAAGCTTGCGAAATCACGTTCGACCGGGCGGATCGACCCGGCGGCGGCAACTGTCATCGCGGTTGCCCAAGGCATCCGCATGACAAGCGCACCGAAGAACAAAGGGGGACGGTTCGCATGGGGATGACTGAGACGGCATCGCGGCTGATCGCGAAATGGGGGCAGGCTGGCACGTTCGTGCGTCCCGGAGAAGCGGACGAAACCACCTATCCGCCCACGCCGGGCACGCCCACCAATCACGCCGCGACCGTGTGCGTGGTGGACTACACGTCCGAGGATCGCGATGGGAGCAACATTCAGGCGAACGACCTGCGGGCATTTGTGGCGGTCGAGGACTTGGACATCACCCCGGACAATGGGGATAGCCTGACGGTCGCGGGCAAGACCTTTTCCGTGGTGCGCGTGGTGCCGATGGCCCCCGATGGCGTGGCCCGGTTCTATGACGTGCAGGTGCGTGGCGCATGAACAGGCGGCGCGAATATCAGCGGCATTCGGCCCGCGTGATCCGGTCCCGGCGCTGGAAGGCCCTGCGGATGCAGGCGCTCGACCGCGACGACTGGCAATGCGTCCAGTGCGGTGAGCGGCGGCGGTTGGAGGTGGATCATATCGAACCCGTCCGGGACCGCCCGGACTTGGCGTTCAGGCTGTCCAATCTCCAATGCCTCTGCGGTCGGTGTCACAGCCGCAAAACCCGAATTGAGGTTGGCATGGGTCAGCCCAATCCCGCCCGCGAGGCGTGGAAGTCCTTGCTGCGGGACATGCAGCGAAACCAATCGAGCAACATAGGAGAATAGAATGCTTGATTCTGTGAAAATCCAGCGCCGTCAATCGGAAATCCGCCAGTCGCTGGCCGAACTGGTCGGGAAGGAAGCCCCGTCCGAGGACGAAACCCGGTCCATGGAAGACATGGACAAAGAATACCGCGCCAATGAAGTGCGGTATCGCGCCGCGCTGGTGGCGGAAGACGAGGAACGGCGCGAGGCGAAAGACGATCTTGAGACCCGCTCGGATCGCGAGTGGTCCGAACTGATGGGCCAATTCGAGATGCGGCAAGTCGCGCTGGCATTGGACGAGGGCCGCGCGCTCGATGGCCAGACGGCGGAGATCGTGACCGAACTGCGCGAGCGGGGCGGCTATCGCGGTGTCCCGGTGCCGTGGGAAGCTCTGGAACAACGGGCGGGTGAGACTATTGCCAGTGGCACGCCGGACCCGATGCAGACGCGCCCGATCATTGACCGGCTGTTTCCGCAATCGGTCGCGGCGCGCATGGGCGGGCAGATGATCAATATCCCGCAAGGCGAGGTGGAATATCCGGTTGTCACGTCCAGCGTCACGGCATCCTGGCAAGCGACCGAAACGGGCAATGTCGCGGACCCGTCCGCCTATGCGACGACTGACAAGCCGCTCGCCCCGGACCATACGCTGGGCATCCAGATGAAGCTGACCCGGAAAACCCTGAAACAGTCCGGGCAGGCGCTGGAACAGGCGGTGCGCCGGGACATGAACGGGGCCATGTCGCAGGAGATGGACCGGGTTGCCTTCCTTGGCAGCGGTTCCTCGGGTGAGCCGGATGGCGTGATTGCCGGCGCATCGGGCTATGGCATCACCGAAACGGCGGTGGATGCGGCGGCAAGCTGGTCCGCATTCCGCGCCGCGGTGACGCGGTTCATGCTGGCGAACGCGGCAGGCTCGCCGTCTGCCGTCCGGCTTCTGATTCGGCCCGAGGTCTGGGACGCGATGGACGACGCCTATATCGACACTGGCACCGGCCTGACCGAATGGGACCGGCTGGTGAAGAACATCCCGGCGGGCAACATCGCCATGAGTCCGAACGCGCTGGCGGCGCCGACCGGCGATCCGGCGGAATCCAGTGCGCTGCTGACTACGAATGTGGGCGGTGTCCCCCCGTTCTTCGTGGCGACCTGGGGCGCGGTCGATCTGATCCGCGATCCGTACTCGGACGCGCAATCCGGCGGGCTGCGACTGACTGCGTTGGCGACGATGGATGTGACCGTTGCGCGCGGGGTGCAACTCGAAGTCCTGACCGGGGTGCAGTGATGCTCTACGGCGGTCACGAAGGCGCATTAGAACTGCGCAAGCGGGCGTCGGGCGCGTTGCAGCTCGCTGGCCGCTTTCCATACAACAAGGCTGCCGTCCTTTCGGACGGTGGCCGCACCGGCAGGCCACGCAAAGAGGTCATGGCCAGCCGCGCGTTCGCCTACCGGGTGGAGCGTCCCGAGGAGGATATTCACCTGCTGATCGGCCACAGCTATGACCGGCCCCTTGCATCGCGCGGGGCCGGGACGCTGGAACTGGCGGACAGTGACGACGCCTTGTCCTTCGCGGCCACGATCACCGATGAAATGCAGGAGGTCAGCTATGTGCGCGACTTCCTTGCGGCGATGCGCGCGGGGCTGATCATCGGTATCAGTCCCGGTTTCAGGATTCCACCGGAACGGGCCGAACCTAACGCGGAGAAGGTCGAGGAAGAAGATCCGGCGGAGGGCACAGCGCTAATCCGCACGATCTTCGCGGCCTTGCTCTATGAACTGAGCGTCGTAACCCGCCCGGCCTATGACGAAACTCAAATCGAGGAACGGAACTGGAAGCCCCAGCCGCAAGCGCGGGTGTTCCTGACGAACAAGACGCGGGGGGCGCTGCAATGGCGGTGACATTGAAAGAGATCGAGGAAATCCCGGCCAGCTATCCCGTGCCCCCCAGCCTTTCGATGGCCGCGATGGCGCTGAATCCAGATGCGATCTGGCAACGGCTGGAAGCCTACTGCCGAGTGCGCTGGACCGCGCGGGAAGTGGTCTGGACGGTCGAGGGGGAAGGCGCTTGGGAAGCCCCCGTGTCGCCTGCCACGCTGAACACTGTCGAGGTCTGGGAAAGCGGCACATGGGTTGAATGCACCCCGGCGGCGTCCCCATGGGGCGGCTATGAATTTCCCGGCGACGGCCCGTATCGGATCACGGCAGAGGTGGGTGGCGGCGACGTGCCTTCGGCTGTCATGGAAGCGTTCCGGCGGCTGGCCGAATACTTGGCGGACGAACCCGACCGCGCGGGCGTGTCCAGCTACAGCGTGAACATGGGCGGCGCGATCCAAGAAAGCTATGACCGCAACCCGGCATGGATGGGGCGGGCAATGGAACTGAGCGGGGCGGCGGACCTACTGCGCCCCTACAAGCGGAGGGCCTGAGCATGTGGCCATTTTCCAACTGGAACTTTAAGAAGGGCGTCCACCCTAAAGACGAGACCCGCGCCGCCGGTAGCGGCTTCACGGCGGAGATCATGTCGGCGCGCGAAAGCTACATCGCTGGGCGGCGGGGCATTGCCGAACTGTCGTCAACCGCGCAGTCGTGTATCAGCTTGTGGGAAGGCGGTCTCGGGCTGGCGGACGTGGAGGGTGCCGACCTTCTGGATAAGCGGTCCCTGACGCTCGCCGCGCGGTCCCTCGCATTGCGGGGCGAGGCGCTATTCCTGATCCGCGAGACGGGCCTTGTCCCGTGTTCCGATTGGGACTTGCGCACCCGAGACGGGAAGCCCACGGCCTACCGCGTGTCCGTTTCCGAGGCCGGTGGCGGGCGCACCGAGACTGCGCTGGCGGCGGAGGTGCTGCATTTTCGTATCGGCTGCGATCCTGTCGCGCCGTGGTATGGATCGGCCCCGCTCAAGCGGTCGCAACTAACGGCGGGGCTGTTGAACGCGGTCGAGACGGCGCTTGCGGAAGTCTATGAGATAGCCCCTTTGGGCAGTCAGGTACTTCCGTTTCCCGAGTCGCCGCAAACGGACATGGAACAAATTGCGCGCGGCTTCCGGGGCGCTCACGGCAAGGTGCTGGTCAGGGAAAGCGTCAATGTGGCGGCGGCGGGCGGTCCTGCACCTGTCCAAGACTGGAAACCGCACGACCTTTCCCCGGACCTGTCCAAGAGCATGACGCGCGAGACGCTGGCGGCGGCACGGGACGGCATCAACATGGCATTCGGCATCCTGCCGGGGCTGACGGCACCGGCCACGACCGGGCCTATGGTTCGCGAGGCGCAACGTCACCTTGCCCAATGGGTGTTACAACCGATTGCAGCCATGATCGCGGAGGAAGCCTCAGACAAATTACAGCAAGCCGTAAATCTGGATTGCATGAGGCCGCTACAGGCGTTCGATGCTGGCGGACGGGCGCGGGCGGCGGCGCAGATTGTGCAGACGTTGGCCTTGGCGAAAGAAGCGGGCGTCGATCCGGCGCAGGCGCTCAAGCTTGTGGATTGGGGGGATGAGCGTGGCGGGGCGGCGTAATGCTGAAGATGAGTCCCGCCGCGATGAAGGCGAAGCGCAAGGCCGATCGCCGTGAGCGCGATCGGCTGCGTGGGCGTCTCAGACAGCAACGGTTTGAGGCGCTAGCCGATGAACTGGCCCGCGTCATCAAGCTCGCCTTCGCTGCGGGTGACACCGGCTCGCTCTTTGGAATGGAAGGGCCATTGCGGGCGGGCATCCGTTCGGACCTTTGCCTTGCGGGATGGCAATGGGAGACCGCCGACCTTTTGGCCCGTGACTTGCTGACCGAGGCGTTCAAGCGGGCGCGGGCAGTGCGCCCGACCTGGTATGAGGGCCAACCGGACTGGGTGATACACGAGGGCCTGCTGATCGAAAGGGAGCGATGCGTCAAATGCGGAAAACAACTTCCAGATGGGCACAAGAAGTATTGCAGCAATCTCTGCGCAGACGCGCATCATCACCAGATAGCGGAGCTTCGGAAGGGCAGCGAGGATGTAGTGGTAAAGATCGCGACCAAGAACATGACATGAGGGCGCTCTGCGTCGTCTGCGGCGCGGACATGTGGCCCTGCCGGCCGAATAAAATGTTCTGTAGTGCCGCCTGCATCGAGACCGACCGGCGGCAAACCGAAACAACTGCGCGAATCGAGGAACTGGCAAAGCGTAAATGCCTGCGTTGCGGCGCACCTATTCCGCTGACGGCAACCCGGCGGCGTAGGTATTGCTCAACAGCTTGCGAGCCGCCGCCCTATTACGCGGGCAGCCGGGAATGCGCATGGTGCGGGCAAGAATTTCGGGCGGTGGGCAAAGATCAGCGGTGTTGTTCGATTAGCTGCGGTGCGAAGTCGAGGCGGCGCGCCGAATCGCGCCCGTGCAAAGTCTGCGGGATCGAGATCGAGACCCCCTTGCCGGAACAGATATATTGTTCGCCGCGATGCAACCAACGGGCCTACCGCGAAAGGAAGCGCCGCGCGCGTGCGGGCCTATCTGGGGAATTCCCCAGATAGCGGCGAGGCGGTCATCGTGGTCGGGTGCCTTCGCAAGTTGGGAGAGCACATTCTGCCCCGCGCACCGCCAACTTGGCGGAGGGGGGGGGTGAGGTGCATTTTCGAGATGGCATGTCGGATGGCACAAAGGCCCGAGCGCCCTTGAAATTATCCAGTAAAAACATGCGTTTGATGGATAAAGTGGCAGCCCGTAGGGGAATCGAACCCCTCTTTCCAGGTTGAAAACCTGGCGTCCTAACCGATAGACGAACGGGCCATGCCTTGGCGTGAGGCGTTTCCTATGAAAAAGCCGGACCCTGCGCAAGAGGCAAAATGCAAAATTTTCGCTCGGCGGCGACTTGTTTCAATCCCGGCTCGGGGAACGTGGGGTCAGGTTTTGCCGGCCCGGCGTTAAAGCCTGGTGAATCGCGCGTTCGCGGTGGGTTGGCGGCACGGGCATGGTGCTCTGGCGCGACGAATCGCGGCGCGGTCAGCCGGTGCGGGCGGCGTCTTCGAGGCGAAGCTGCACGGTCTGCCGGCCGCCCCAGGTGTTGAGGTCGAGCCGCCCGGCGAGATGGAAGCGCGCGCCGCCATGCGCTTCCAGCGTGGCGCCGATCTCGGTGTCGTAGGCGCCGAAGGCGATGGCGTCGAGCTTGGGGCCCATGCCGTCGCCGAAGCGCAGCTTGAGGTGGTTGGCGCCCACCCGCTTGGCAAAGCCGATCTGCATGTCGGGAAAGGCATAGCGCGGGCCGGGGGCGCCCGCGCCGAAGGGGCCGGCGGTTTCGATCTGGTTGACCAGTTCGGGCGTGGCGGCCCCCGGCATCAGGATTCCGTCGAGAGCGAGGTCGCGGGGGCCGGCGGTGCCGGCGCCCTGACGTTCGAGCAGCTCGGAGAGGCGTTCCATCGCTGCTTCCAGCTTATCGCGGGCCACGGTGAGCCCTGCGGCCATTCGGTGGCCGCCGCCCTTGATGAGGAGGCCTTCCGCCGCCAGACGGTGGATTGCCGCGCCGAGGTCGACGCCCGAGACGGAGCGGCCGGAGCCCTTGCCCTCGTCGCCTTCGAAACCGATGACGATGGCGGGGCGGTTGGTGGCTTCCTTGAGGCGGGAGGCGACGATGCCGACGACGCCCGGGTGCCAGCCGTCTTTCGCGGCCCAGACCAGCGGCGCGTCGAGCCCGCGCGCCTCGGCCTGTTCGAGGGCGGCGTCGCGCACGGCGGTCTCGATCTCGCGCCGCTCGGTGTTGAGCTGGTCGAGGCGGTCGGCCATGGCCTGCGCCTCGTGCGGGTTGTCGCAGGCCAGAAGGCGCGCGCCTAGGTCGGCCTTGCCGATCCGGCCACCGGCGTTGACGCGGGGGCCCAGCACGAAGCCCAGGTGATAGGAGGTGGGCGCGCTGTCGAGGCGGGAGACGTCGGAGAGCGCCACGAGGCCGGGGCGGTGGCGGCCAGCCATGACCTTGAGGCCCTGCTGCACGAAGGCGCGGTTCACGCCCTTGAGGGGGGCCACGTCGGCCACGGTGGCCAGCGCCACGAGGTCGAGCATGGCCATCAGGTCGGGGCCTTTCTGGCCGGCCTCGCGCAGTTGGCGGCCTGCCTCGACCAACATCAGGAAGACGACGGCGGCGGCGCAGAGATGGCCGAGGTCGCCCGGTTCGTCCTGCCGGTTGGGGTTCACCACGGCGGTTGCGTCGGGGAGGGTTTCGCCGCCCAGGTGGTGGTCGAGGATGATGACGTCGGCGCCCTTGGCCGCGGCGACGGCATCGTGGCTGAGCGTGCCGCAGTCGACGCAGACGATGAGGTCGTGATTGGCGGCAAGCTCGGCCATGGCGGGCTCGTTGGGGCCATAGCCCTCGTCGATGCGGTCGGGGATGTAGAGGGTGGCCTGCAGGCCCATCTGGCGCAGCCAGTCGATCAGCAGCGCGGCGGAGGCGCCGCCGTCGACGTCATAGTCGGCGAAGATGGCGATCTTGCCCTTGCGCCGGACCTCGTCGAGGAAACGGGCCGCGGCGGTCTCCATGTCCTTGAGGCGGCGCGGGTCGGGGAGGAGGTCGCGGAGCTTCGGTTCGAGATAGCCTGCGGCCTCTTCCGGGGCGACGCCCAGCCGGGCGAGGGTCTGGCAGATCGGGCGGGGCAGGGCGGCAGACTGCATCAGCGCCTCGGCCAGCCGGTCGGTCTCGGACGAGGGGCCGACCCAGCGGCGGCCGGTTAGGGAGCTTTCGACGCCGAGGAAGCTCATGCGTGGCCTTGCAGGATGTCGCAAGCGGCGCGCCACGCGGTGAGCAGCGCGCCGGCGGTGTCTTCGGCGGCGGGGGCGGTGCGCTCGCCCCACGCCGCGTTGTCGAACCCCGTCTGGATATCGATCAGGATCAGTGCCGCCGGCAT